GTGCTGAGCCTGCGCCACGCAATGCACGACTTCCTTGACTGGGCTCGCCGTAGTGGTCACTGCGTTGCATCGATCGAGACGCTCATCCGGCAATACGAAGCCGATCGGCTCAACGACGGTGCCGAGCATTTCTGCCCGCACTGCAACGATACTGGCCTGATTTGGATCGAGGGCGCTCGGTCAATGGACAATCCCGAGGGTGACTACCAGACTCGATGCGTGTGCGCCGAGAGCAACCCGCAGTTGCGCAACGACGAGGTGCCCTACTGAGCACCACAAAGGAAAAGCGGGTGGCCGAAACCACCCGCCTTTCCCGACACACACACGATTGGAGGATCACATGTCTGTGATCACTCTACGGCAAACAACGCTACACGTCAAGAAGGAGACACCAATGATCAAGCCATTCCCGATGAGCGTCCTGGATCTCACAGTGCCAGACGAGGTCGACGGTCAGCTCTGGTGCTTGGAAGAGATTGAAGGCACGACAAATTATGGAATCTACCAAAAGGCACTGCGTCAAATGGAGCGAGTGCTGGCCGACAACATGGACGACGACGGCCAGTTTCCCGGTGTGCCTTGGGACGGCTTTGCCAATTCAGACGAGGCCGCAAAGCGGCTGACGTTGCTGGCCCTTGAACACGCAATGGAATGGGCATCGGATGAGAACGAAAACGGCAAAGTCATTTATGACTGGAACGAAGTCGCCACGATGATGAAAGGCACCATCGAGGACTGGGAAAGCGAAATTGAGTCCTTTTTCCAGGGAGGCCGATAATGAATTGCGACAGATGCGGTAACGACAACTTGACGGATCTTCCCGTGTGCCCTAGCTGTGCACGGGAGGTCGTATTCACCCACCCACGACAGACAGAGGAGAGCGAATGCGATTCGAAGAGCAATACCTGCAACTGATGACCGACGTGATTCATTACGGGCAGCGACGCCCGGACCGGACGGGCACGGGCACGCGCTCGAAGTTCGGCCCGGTGCTGACGGCGGACTTGTCAACCGAGTTCCCGATCCTGATCACGAAGCCGGTAGCGTGGAAGACGTGCCTCAAAGAGCTGCTCTGGATGATCAGCGGGTCGACAAACGTCCGCCCGCTGCAAGAGCAGGGCGTGCATATCTGGGACGCCTGGGCGAGTGCAGATGGCGAGCTTGGACCGGTCTACGGTGCACAGTGGCGACGAGCAGGAGCACCTGAGCAATATCCGCACCTTCACGTGGATCAGCTGGCAAGAGTCATCCAAAACTTGCACAGTGACCCATTCAGCCGTCGTCATATCGTCGATTCGTGGAACGTCAGGCAGCTCGACCATATGCGCCTGCCACCCTGTCATTATGCGTTCCAGTTCTACATCGACCACGCTACCGATACGCAGATGCGCCTCAACACCTTCGTCCATATGCGCTCGGCTGATCTGCCCGTGGGCGTGCCCTTCAACGTCGTGGCCTACGCGACGCTGACGCTGATGCTGTGCCGTGAGCTAGGCTATGCGCCTGGCGAGCTGCGCATCTCGATGGCGGACGCGCACGTCTACGAAAATCAGATCGATCTGGCATTGCAGCAGGAAGCACGCCTGCGGAACAACGCCCGCCTTGGTGCGCCATTCTCTGACGACTACCTCGACAGGAAGATCGCCACCAGCGCATTCGGCGAGCAGATGCAGCGCCAGGGACTGGCTTACCCGCCAATCCCTGCCCGAATGAGCGGACCAAAGCTGCTGATCAAGCCGTCGTTCAAGAGCGTACTGAGCGCAACCATCGACGACTTTGATCTACTCGACTATCACCCGATCGAGCCGCGCATCGACTACCCGGTGGCGGTGTGAGGACGCCATGAATCAATGGAAGATCTCAGGTAGGCTTGTCGATTTCCCATCCGAGTGGAACAAGGACGATGTTTTGAAATGGATCAACAACGGCGGAACTATACGGGTATGCCCGGAATGCGGGAAAATTGATGTCGCCTATGACCACTTCAATGACTGCGACCCGGACGAGCAGGCCGTAATTGAAATCAACAGGCAATAGCAAATTCGGAAATCCCGAATAATCTAGGAGGACACGATGAAATGGACAGCCATTGAGACTGAGGACGGAGAGGCGCGTGTGATCGACGTCACTACAGATCAAGTGCGAGTGGTGGCCCGCATCATCAGCGAGCCATTTAAGGGAATGGCAATCGCTGAGTTGATGGCGGCGGCGCCAGACACCCTGCATCTGTTGGCAAGTTACAAGAGACTCGCCAATCTGCGTCAACAAATTGACACGTGCAAGGAGGAGCAATGAAGGAAACAGTCAACCTACCAGTGATCCGCTACCGGGACACGGACGGCAAGCCGACGTGCTTGAGCAACCAAGGAGCGTGTCAGTTTTTGGAAGCGAGAGCCCGCCTGGTTCATTTGTGCTTTTTGGACAAGCCGATGTTTGCGGCTTTACCGATTCGCGGTCGCGCTGATGGTACGGGTTCAATGATCCCGATCGACAAATGCCCGTTGTGGGAGGGGGTGGAACGATGAACATCTTGCATTGGCATTGGCTGGCGGTTCTGATCTTTGGCTTGGCTGTGGTCGTCGTTGTGGCACCATTGTGTGCCGTTGGCGTGATCCTGCTGATCCGTCGAGCCGAGCGGCTCATCTACGGGAAACACGATAAGAGCGCTGAGGAGTTGGCTCGACGATGGAAGGGGGAGGAGCGATGACCTGGAAAGCAATCGAGACTGAGGACGGCGAGGCGCGGGTCGTCGACACGGAAACGAACCGAGTCATCGCCCGCATTGTCAGCAAGCCATTCCAAGGAATGAGTGACGCCAACCTGATCGCCGCCGCGCCGGATATGGAAGAGACGTTGCATCAGGTCAACGGACGCATAGCCGATCAACTGCTGGCCGTGACTGCGCGTGAATATGAGCAGAGAGGAGAAGAGCAATGAAGTGCCGATCCTGTGGTGCCGATAGCATCGTGCGTGACTCACGGCCGCAACCTGGCGACCGGGAAGCAGTCTGGCGTCGTCGTGGCTGCCTCAAGTGCGAGGCACGCTGGACAACGTACGAGCGCGACGAGCGTGACATCCGCAACGATGTCACGGTTGATCTAGCGCTCAACCTGCTGGCAGATCTTGAGGCCGTGCTCACCGAGTACGCCGACGAGCCTGCCGTAATGACACTACTTCGCCGCACACGCAAACTGAGAAAGAGAGGAAATACCGATGCGTCCTGAACTGGCCCTTTTCTATCTGGCTTCCTGCCTGATTGCCGTATCAGCTGGATGGCACGGCGTCCACAAGATCATCCGTCACGAGGAGTGGGAAGGCGATCGGCCGCTATACGTGGCGATCGTCGAGGTGGTGATGGCGATCGGCGTCATTATCGTGGCGTTCTCAGCCGTGGGAGGTGCGTGATGCAATACCAGAGGAAGATCATGGGCACCAAGCCCACGATAATGCTTGCCTTTGAGGGCATCGACGGCGCAGGGAAAACCACGCTCATCCAATCCGTGCGTGAACTGTTGAGCCCGTGGTGTCACGTCGTCACGTCCTATGCGCCCAGCTGGCGCGACAGGCAGGAGGCCGTCAGGGCAGAGCACGCCCATCTGTCACGCGCCGATCGGATCAATCGGTATACCGACGACTTCCTGTCAATCCAACAACGGCTGGACAACCTGCCAGATGGCACTATAGTCCTACAGGATCGATGGGCAGACAGCACCTACGTCTACCAGATGGACGGCGAGAGGGCAATCGGTGATCCTGATCCGTACAGTGGCGTCCGCTATCCTGATGTGACGTTCTATTTGCCCGTGCCGCCCGGTGTCGCCTATTCGCGTTTGGTGTTCCGTGGCGAGAGGCCAGACAAGTACGATTTGTCTCGACTGGCGTCCAACTACGATTGGCATATGATCCGCGAGTCACGGACCACGGATCGAATCATCGGTTGGATCCCGTGGCAGGTAGACTCACAAAAGCAAGCGTATATTGTGCAATCTTACCTGTCTACGCTTGACAAATAGCAAGCGATAGATAGAATAGACTCATCCGGATTCGCCGGATCAACACACAATCAACCTGGAGGATACGTCAATGTCAGCACTCACAAAGACAGCACCAAGCGTAATCGAGCAGGTAATCGCCAAGGGCGATCTGGCCAAGCTCAGTCCAGAAGAGCGCGTTGCCTACTACGTACACACGTGCGACTCGTTGGGCTTAAATCCGTTGACCAAGCCCTTCGAGTACATCACACTCAACGGGAAGCTCACGCTCTACGCCCGCAAGGATGCCACCGAGCAGCTGCGGAAGATCCACGGCGTCTCTCTGGCTATCGTAGGCCGCGAGATGGTCGACGACGTCTACATCGTGACAGCCCGGGCGACAATGGCCGACGGGCGCACGGACGAAAGCATCGGCGCAGTCGCCATTGGCGGCCTCAAAGGCGAGGCCCGCGCAAACGCCATAATGAAGGCTGAGACCAAGGCGAAGCGGCGCGTGACGCTCTCAGCGTGCGGCCTCGGCATCCTCGACGAGACCGAGACCGATAGCATTCCGAACGCCCAGCCGGTCGCCATCGAGCAAGCCCACCCGGCCGCTCTGCCACCCGCGCCAGTCGAGGCCGATCCTATCGAGGCAGAGCTTGCCGATCTGATCACGGACACCCAGATGAACGAGTTGGGCGCTCTCCTTGATCAGCTGGCCTATCACGGTGTCGAGGATGCCAAGCTGCTCAAAGGCATCTGCAACCTGAGCCACCAAGATATCCGCGGCCTTGAGATCGACGATCTCGCAGAGCTGACGACAGGCGCCGCGGCCAAGATCCTGAGCTCGTACAACCTGAAGCTGGACGCACTCATCGCCAAGGCAGACACGAAAGGCGGTGTACAATGAACGATCGAATCACGTGCAAGGATATTCTGGCGGTGCTGCTGATGGGCCTGGTAGTGCTCTTGTTGTTGGGCTGGTAATAGGAGGGATCAATGAGGCAAGAAAACAGACGCGGTGATGAGTATGGTGAGGTCGCAAAGACGGGCGGTACTTGGTTCGTGATCACGCTCTTACTTTGCGTGATCGTCTATCTGCTGGTGTGACGTGGTGGCTCCTTTTGGTGTGACTCGGGCAGAGCAAGCGCTCTGCCCATTTTTTTATTCCGTGGGTTGTGGCGGTGGCTCGGCGAATCGCTCCAATAGCTCAGGATCACCGCGTCTCATCGCCTTGATCGTCTCACCCTGAGCCTTCGTCAGCCACAGCGTGCGGACGAGTAGATCCACCTGTCGCTCTTGCACGGTGCCGCTCAGCCAGCCCAAGACGGTACGATTATACAAACGCAATCTTCCAGTGTCGGTCATAACAGCCCCTCCATGAATCCTAAGTCTACGATCAGCTCGACGGCTTCAAGGCGATCTTCGATCGATGGCCCAGGAGCCACAGGTCGTACAGGAGCATTAAATCCAGACAAGTCCAACTCTGGAGGTCTATCCGGTACAGTAATATACTGGTGACCGTCCCATCTGTCTCCGATCCTACCTCCCGGCGGGCCAACAGAAAAACCAATAGGTGGCTCGATTTGCCCTAGCACGACATTCACGACATAGCCTTCTGAATCAAGAATAACAGTCTGCTCAGTCATAATATTCCTCAATAACACACCTTCCAGCAGCACCCGCACCTCCTGCCCGCTCAACAGTATTTGCGGATCCGGAGTGCGCACCCCCACCTCCTCCACCTGGAGCATTTCCATCCCCACTTGTTGTTGGAAAAAACTGACTGGCCCCACCACCACCACCATTTGCGCCAGGACCGCCAGCACCGCTTAAGCCGAATAACAGTCCAAATCCGCTGTCGTTTGTGTTAGCAACATTATTCCAAATGTACGAGACAAGGCAAATAGGATTTATTCCTCTTTGGCCCTCAATGTTAACGTTGCCGTTACTGCCATTTCCGGGACCCCCTCCTGATGAATTGCTCAGACCAGATGAGGGCGTGCTCTTGCCGCCAGTACCACCAGCGCCCCCAGATGCAGATACATGAGTACCGAACGACGTCGTCCCCCCGGTGCCTCCAGTACCTCCATTACTATTTGGCGTTGCATTCCCCGTGCCGCCCGTCCCACCGGCTCCAATCGTTACAATGACTGTTGATATCGATGCAACGTTTACAATCTTTTCGGCATAACCTCCGCCGCCGCCGCCTGCACCTAAGGAGAACTCATAACCTGTTGTAGGATAACCTACAAATGTGTTTGCGACTCCAGTTCCTCCACCACCGCCACCAGCACCCCAAACTTTCACTTTTACGAATCGGCAACCTGACGGCTTAGTCCAGGTAGCAGAGCTGGTATATACCTGAATCGTGGGCTGGGTGTAAGTTCTGCTGAATGTCGTGTCAGACATTGACAGGCCGGTACCAATTGCAATCTCTTGGACATCGCCCGACCCACTCTCCGAACCGCGTCCAAGCAGCCGACTTGCCGCGCTGACGTTTTGGATCTTGGCGTAGGTGACCTGATCATTGCCGATCTTGGCTGTCGTGACTGCGTTCGTATCAATCGTCCACGTTGCACCGGTGTTACTGACGACGATATCGCCCTTGTCACCATCCGTGACACCGATCCCGCCGCCACTGGTATCGGAAGGCAATGTATGAACTGTGAATAATGAGGATACACCTTCAATGCCTGTGGAGCTTACTGGGATGAATTGAATCTGAGATCCCGTAGTAATCCCAGCCAGCTCGAATTGACCGAGATTGTTTTCACCAGCTGCCACCATCATTCCCGTATCGACAAAGTTTGAATCTATTCCTGCTCGCCGAACAAGTACGCGAATTGTCACCGGTGCTACAGTCTCGGGAAATCCGATCGTCACGCGAGCGGAATTGCCACTGTTAGGTAGTCGCTCAATATTAAACGATCTGACAGGTGGTGCTATCGCTGCCTGCCAATCATTCGAGCGTGTAAGAGGAATCGTCTTTGGTACCGGTTGTTCTGGATATTGAGTGTCGGCATACAATCGAGCCGTGATCGTCACCCGGTGATCTTGGCTGATACTTAGCTCTTCGATCCGATACAGATAATTCTTGAATAACAACATCGACGAGTGATTCACGAGAATCAAATCACCCTCTTCGAGTAGCATCGCCAAGCCCGCCGTCTGGAACTGAACAAAGAAGTCGCCTTCTCTGTATTTGTATCGAGCAGCCAACAAGAGCCGATCCGCTTGGTGGTAATTGTCGACGCACTCACCGCCAAGCACATCCATCTTGTTGATCTGGTTTGTTGCCTCTTGGTGGTCGTAATCGTTCTCTAAGACGTTGATGCTCTGACTATCCTGTACAGAGTCTTGATACGTGATCGAAAATCGATTGTAGGTGCTCTGGCGGCCTCCTAAGGGCCACTCAAATGAGTCTTTGAGGATCGTGCTAGGCCGTCCATCTGATCCGTCAGAGAAGGGCAGGTGGAAGTGAGTCACCAGTGCATTGATCGGAAACGTCGTGTTGAATGGCTGATCAAGAATCAGCGTTGCCTGCTTGGATCGGAAGAGCACCATCAGCGGGTTGCTTGGTTCCCAGATGGCTTCGATATAGTCACGTAATGGGATCCCGAGAGCGTTGCGCAGGTTTGGGTTCGCGTTGATGTTCGTGGCAATCATCGCCGCAATCTCTGCGCTCCAGTTGGACGTATAACCCGACGTGTTCCCTACTGGCCCACCCGCGCCCACGTCTACGCCGTCAATCCGAACGCCAGCCGTTGAATTTTGAGTCAGTCCATCGGTCACCAAAATATACGCGAACGCCTGATACTGAGTGGAACCGCCGCTGAATGTCGTTGCCGCTTGCGTGTTTGGATTTGCGCCCCAGATGCGGCAATTCATTCCAGACGCGCCCGACGACGGCGGCCCGATCGTGATCGCATTCGCAGCCGTGAGGTAGTCGATGCCAACGACCTGTCTCACGTTACCACTTGCCGGAAATCCGGGCGATTGAATCAAGACGTATTTGACCGGCAGATTCAGATCGATGAACTGCTTCCCATCGTAGACATCGATGGTGTTCATCGCTGGCGTGACTGTGCCCGATGATCGAGATTGAATAGCCGACCGCTGAGAGCGGATCTGCAAACGCCCATCCGCACCCGTCACCAAGTAGCCTTGGAAAGAGGGTAGCAGCTGCTTGAACAGGAAGTCGGCCACCTTGACACCTTTCTTCAGGTGCCAGTTTGCCGTGTAGCGCTTCCGGAAATACTCATTGGGTGTGAAATTCAGAGGTGGTGGTACAAGCTGCTCTACCTGCTGCCCGAATTCATTTGTGACCGTTTCGACCACAGGAAAATACGTGATATTCGCCAGTCTCTCGGCTGAATACGGCGCACTCGAGTTGAGCCGACGACGCCAGAAAAACGGATCGATCAGGCCCGTCGATCGGAAACGTCCAGCCGTGAATGATCCGTACAATACATCATCCGTCTGACCTACAACGAGATCCTCCCCGCCGCTCTTGTCATATAGAGGCTCGTCGCAGTATTTCGCCGTCTCAATGGCCACCTCGTCGTTGACCATCTCGACTGGATACTGAAGCCCTCGTTCGTGAGTGAGGATATACCGCACGTGATCGACAGGGTTGTCTGTCCAGTCCGTCACGGCTGGATCGTATTTCGTGCCACGTGTGGCCGTTGGAATCGGATTCCAGAGTACAGTCGACACGATACTTGGCGCAGGATCGCCTGTATCAGGGTTTTGACCTTGAATGGTACCCTCGATATAGGCCCGGCCTGAATAATGCACTGTGCCCAAAAAATCGCTTGCGGACTGCTGCCCAGCAACGTCCCCATATGTCCCGAGGTGCTCACGATAGGATCCAGTACCGCTCGGCTCGCCGTTGTCTGCCTGTCCCTCGAAGCGACGGGCAAAGCCAGGTGTCACGTTGCGCACATTCTTGAACTTGGCGATCGGGCCTTCACCGGCGACCCAATGCCCATAGAGATATTGGCCGGTATCAGCTGAGGCGATCGGCGTCAGCTCGATCTGCGTGCGACCCAGGCCCATTGGCACGTGCTCATTGATCGGCGTGGCGTCTTGGCTGGACCATTGCTTCGTGCTCTTCGTTGGGATGCCAAACGACGATCGATCCCGCAGCACGAAGGAGCCCGTGACGTTTGTTGTCCGGAAACCCTGGAAGAAGATCGAGTTCCCGTACGTCCGGCACTGCTGCCAGCTCTTGTCACACGTCGTTGCGTTTTGATACCGCTGCGTTTTGGCTGTGATCGCCTGTCCACCTAGGCAATCCTTGCCCTTGAATTTCAACGGGCAAGCGTGACTAAACTTCCGCGCAGGCAACTCACTATTGATCGAGCCAAGATCCTGCTTGATCGTGAGTGAAACTGAGGTATTGGAGACGCTGAATGCTTTCTCTACTCGCCCAATGAAGAGCACAATCGAATCGCCCGTCACGCTGCGAGAGACAGCACGGATCAGGACGCGATAGCCCGCCACCGAAACGGACGACAACCACTGAGACAACGATCGGTCCACGTTCGAGAATGTCAGCGACACAGTATTGAACCGCTCGTCGATATACCGCGCAGTCGATCCGCGGGATACCGCCTGCTGCTCATATTGCCACCCATACCAGACAAGAGATGTATTCGCGAACCGCTTGGACGCCAAGCCTGGAACAAGCTCAGTAATCGTTGGCTCGTAGAATTCGATCAGATCGACAGGCACGAAGTCGCGCGTAGACGACGACAGGATATTGACGAGTGACTGTGACGTGTTCTGCATTTACGGGTACCTCACAATCGTGGCTTGGCGAGATTGCACCCAGTAGCGCGTGTGATCGGTGCGGGAATAGGACATATAGCGGCAGTTCGTCAACACCTCGCCACGATACGTCATTATAAACGACAACCCAACATGAGAGCGCTCATAGTGCGCGTCGAGTGCGCCAGCCTGCTCAGGTGTCAGCCCATCCCACTCAATCTCGAAGCGGCGGATTGGCGTCCTTTGTAACGTGTTCACGTCACCCTGTCCAGTCCCGAACCGCTGCTCGAACTCGCCCCAGTTGACGGCCACCTCTTGGAATCGTACCGGGATCGGATCCGTCGGCCCTTGCGGTAGAGCTGGCATCTGAGCGACAGCGCCTTGAATCGCGGTGACATTGATCGGCAAGGGTACACCTCCGGGTGACGGGAACAAACCAGCACAATCTGCGCCTGTTGATGGTCCAAGGGCAACAGGGTTCCCAACAAGGACATTCGTTCCTGTCACCAGCACGGGCGGCGTTATCGCTTGTCCTTGGCAATCCATCAGGATCGCCATATAGACGGGATCGTTGAAATCAAATGGCACCCGTGACGTATAGATCAGCAAGTCATCGATGAAATACCGAATCACCTTGTTGATGCACTGAATCCGGATTACCTGATCGGCGTTTTTCCAGACACCTTGACGCCAAAAAACTGGGCGCGGTGGTAGCTGCACGAACGGATCTTGCTCAATAATCAGCACAGAGTTCGGCGTATGCGGGAAGCTGCGTATATTCCGCGTTCCGGTGCCCGCATAGATATTCACGCAATAATCCCACTGTTGAATGTCGCGAGTAGCAATCCTTGTCAGCCCGAACCAGAAATTGCCGTCGGTAGAACTTCGGCTTGGGAATGCATTGTCAAGCACGTTCTGATATGTCAGCCCGCCGAATCGACGAAGCGTCGTTGACACCTCCCAAGACATATTGCCCGGCATCTGGACTGCGTTCGTATCATCTGCAATCGCACCAAGTACAGGTGCGCCAAGATTCAACGGGAAGTCCGAGTTTGAAAATGACGGTGCAATGGCTGGGTTTTTATCTGTCGCTGCAATTGCGCATCGATCCTCAACACTGCTGGTGCCAACAATCACGAATCGCCCATTCGACAAAAGAACTTCGCTCGCCACCCCTGATATATTTCTCCAAGTTGCTGTGGCAATAAAGCTCTGACCGCCCGATGGTAGATATCGAATGAAATCAGGGTTGAGCGTATATGTCTCATTTTCATTGACGAATCCAGCCATTACTCTTGCCTCTCAATCACGATCGACACGTTATTGGCCCACTTCTTGATCCGTGCGGGAATGTCGAATGACACGTAGCGGCAGTTCGTGTACCTGATCTCGTCGCGCCGGTGGTAGAAAATGAATGTCCCAGTGCGCCCTTGTACCAGATTGAAATGATCAACGAGAGCGGCCAGCTCAACCTCGCTGAGCCCTTCGTACTCGAGCCGCCAGCGACGCATCCCGCACACCTGGACGTTTGTGTCTACTCGTCCGCCGTCATACTCATACGTCACGGTCTGGTACTCAAGCGGAAGGTCAATCAGCTTCGACGCGTAGATATAGTCCGGGAAGCCGTCACTGATATAGCCACGAGTGCCAATCTTGATCAGCGGGCCTAAACCAATAGGACGGATCTCAAGAGGCGCTTGCTTTTCAATGAATGGCTGTCCGATCTTTGGCGTGGCATTCAATCCAATAAGCTGGAAGGGCAAACCATTGCCCGTGAACCATACAGCTTTCCCGATTTGAGTCGATGTAAATCCTATCGGGCGAATAGCACGCAAGATCGTTGGCCTGCCAATCGCCGTCGTCGATGCAATACCTGTTGCTCTGACCAATGGAATACGAGGAAGGCCGATCCGCAGGGTACTCACGATTCCTTGCGGCCGTATCTGAAATTCTCGCTTGCTAAGATTTGGCAATCCAATCCGATTTGATAGCGGCGCAATTCCTACTGCCTGAATCCTGCGTGGTGCGGTAACCTGCGGCAATCCGAATCGAGTAGTCACCGGATCAACCGATGCTGCGTCAAAAATCAATGCTGGCGTGTATCGAATCGTCAGCCTAGGGGCATGGAAAGGTGTTTGATTGTTTTGCTGAATCCAATCGTGAGAAAGAAACGTATTGTATTTCGAGAATAATGTAGTCGAAGACGTGACGTCTGGTGTTCCCGTAACGTCCTCACGTTGTCTCACACAAAAACGAGCCAACCCAGTATGTGACCCAAACGCGCCGAAACTTGGTGGATAGTATGATGTCTCAAGGTAGGTTCTGCCCGTAGCATTTAAAATCCACTGGTAGGCAAGAGGTTGATTCTGAGGACTGCTTCCAGGTCGAAGGGCTATTATGTTGCCAGTGTCTGGATCAATAGCTCGTGTCGTACCATAAACGAATTGGGATGGCGAAGTTGTACCTGCGTTGACCGCTCCAACAAAAGGGAAGTAGGTTGCCGTGCTCACGGGCGTCTGCCTAAAATCCGATCCTTGCAGCGTGCCACTTGAACGTGATGGATCGATCGTCGACTGGTTGATTGCTAGGCCATCTTTAGGCGCATTCTCGCTTACGACTACTCCGATCACATGAGCAGTATTGACGGTAATCATTCCTGGCTTGTACTCGCCACGATTGCCCGCGAGGATTTCCACGCTAAAATGCAAAAATCCGCGAGTGAGCCGGTGCCTAATTCCTCCGCTATTATATCGCTCAACAGCAACTTCAATGTTTGTTGGATTGCTTCCGGGAGGAGCTTCCCATACCTGAAAAGTCGCAGGTTCTACAGGGTTGATTCCTGTTGGCGTATTTCTCACGCGAGAAAATTCACCAGAGGCATCAGCGGAGATCATGATATCGAATGGTTTATTACCGAAGTCGGCGGGCAGAGTAATAAATTGCCTAGTGATTGTCGAGAATCCATAGGACAGCTCTGGGATCCAGCGATCTGCAATCCATTCATCCCAATAATGGATGGCCCACCACAAAGGCTTGGCTGTCTCATAGACGAATTGAGATACGACGTCTCGCGTCCAGCCCGTATACTCACGCTCGCCCGGTGCTATCTCAATTATGAGTGAGTCTGTCGTGATATCAATCAGCTTGCCGTTAAGGCGCAGGCCTAGCTGACGACGTAACCACTTGCCGATAATTGGCAGGTTGAAGACAAGGCACAGCCGGTCACGATTGCTCGCGAACCATTGCTTGGTGAATGCGTAGTGCGGCCTGTAGAGTTTCGTCACAGGTCATCCTCACAGCGCGAAGATCTTATTGGCACCATCATCCCAAACGATTGTCACGTTTGCGCCACCTGGCCCAACGATATCTAATCCCGAGCTTACCTGATTGATATAGGCAATTGGAATGGCACCTGTTGCGCTAGTATTGAGAGCTGTTACACCAGTCGCAGTATGTTCGAAGATCAGAGCAGCGTTGATTGTCACGCTTGTGTCGCCACTGACGCTCTGAACGATTACGTCAGGCCCGTCGAAGATGCCATTTGTGATAGTAATTCCGCTTGATTGATTTGCGTTCGTGGCAGCATTTAACCAAGCGGTGGCAACGATATTCGTCGTTCCGATTGCGCCGAGCGTCGCGTGTGTTGAAAGGCTCGTCTCGGCGTTCGTGCCTGAGTAGGTGTTGCGCATCAGCGCCACGCCGATCTTACCGCCAAGTAGATCTAAGTCCGCACCAAGAAAGGCTTGCTTTGCCGTGTTATAGATGAATGACATCAGATAGTCCCTCCTGCCATAATATCCTGACGAATGAGCTGGCGCATCTCGCCATTCTCGCGATAGTTTTCCATCACCTTCCGAACAACGACACCCGGTTCTGTCTCTGCGCGAATAACAATCACCTGCGGCTCTCGCCTGTTCCCTGACTGGCCCTGGATCAATGAAATAGTCTCAGGCCGCCCAGTATTACCCGTGACGAAACGGCCACCAGTGCCACCAGACTCGGACGCACCACCGGGTGCGATTGCACCGAGGGCAGCGGCTGTTAGTCCGGCACCGAGTGCCACCTTGCCGAAGGTCGCCGCCGAGCTGAAGTGCAGCTTTGCGCCTACGACATTGCCGACAGCCAACTGCGCTAGGCCCTTGGCGAGCTGCATAATCGCTGACACGGCCGCCTCTGCTGCCATTGCAGCGATCGCACCACGCGCCATCTTGAGAAAGGCTTGGCCGCTCAGATTGCCTGTGAGAATCATCGTCTCAATCATCTGCTCGGCACCCGATCGAATCCCATTGATCGCATCGCCAAGCATCGCCGCGGGTTCACGGATCTGATCGAACACGCCCTGCAGGACATCGCTCAAGCCCATCTGCCGCGCCGTCTCGCCTTGTGTTCGCAACAGCTCGATCTGCTGCGCGAGCTTGGCGGACTGCTCTTCAGTGATGTCGAGCGCTTGCATCTGGGCTTGTAGACTGGCGATGCGCTGATCACGCTCTTGTCTGAGCAACTCATTGATGCGCTCTTGCGCTTCCGTCCGGCTGATCTGTCGCAATTCAAGCTGGTTCTCGATGGTGATGATCTCAGTCCGCGTCCTGATCGCTTGGGTATCCAGTCCCGTGATCTGATCCAGTCGCGCCTGTTGCCTTGCCCGGAAATCCTCGAGAATCGGGTCCACCATATCCAACGCCTGCTCTACCTGCGCCGGGTCGACGGTGAACAACGGCAACGTCCCACGCTGGGCCCGATCATCAAGCAACCCACCGATCTGCGCCAGCTTGATTGCCTGCTCACCGGCAACCTGCGCAAGCTCTTTCTCGATCTGCAACCGTCGCTCTGCGTTCCGCGTCCGTGCAAGATCACCCTCGAGTCTAGCCCGCTGATCGCCCAACACGGCCATCTCTCGGTTTGCCTGTTCCATCTGAAGGCGAAGCGTCTGCTCACCAAATTGCCGTTCACTCAACTCTTGCGCGTCATACCTGCGCTTCAATGCTGCCAGCTGCTGTTGCGTCTGCACCTCAAAGAGCTGCAAACGTTGCCGGCCCTCTTCGTTGACGATATCCCGCACAAGCCGCTCATAGTCGATCGTCCGTTGCGTGATCTTCTTTTGGCCGTCTGTGGTCAGCTTCAGCTGGTCCGCCAATCGCTTCCTGATCGACTCGATATCCGTCGCCTGTTGTGTTGCAGGTTGTTCGGCCGCTGCTGCTGGTGTGCGCCGTCGCTCAGCTGCTGCCGCAAATCCAGACAGCACAGCCGCACCACCACCGCCGGCAATACTAGCCGCCGCCACCGCAAATGCTTTCGTCTTCGTGGTCAGCCCATCCAACTCACTGTTGATGTAGGCGAATGCTGCGCCAATCGCCGTCAAGGCACCAAGGACGGCGGCTGTCACGGGATTCGAGATTGCCAACGCACCAAGAGCGATCCGCAATCGTCCAAGAGCACCAATGAGCCCGCCGCCAGTCCCAGCCGTCAAGATCACCATCAACGAGGCAAAGGCCGTTCGCAATTCACCTGTGAGCCGGATCGCCGGACCAAGGAAAGCAAGGAATGCGCCGCCAGCGATCACGGTATTCTGAAGAGCCGGCGACATCTTCGAGAAGGCATCAAGTAGCCCGATCAAGATCGGCGATAGTCGTTCGATCGCTGGAATGATTGCCGCAAGCAATCGCTCACCAAGAGGCACGAGTGCTGTCTGTAGTTGCGTCGTGAGCTTGGCGAATCGTCCAGCAATCGTCTCTTGTGCATTAGCGAAGGCCGGATTCCTGTCGATGGCCTCAATCAGCCCTTGGAAATAGGTATCTGACGTGAGAGCGCCTGCGTCCTTGAGCTGGCGCAACTTGGCCGCGTCCTTGGTCCCGAATGCCTGTTCGAGTAACTGCTCGAAGATGGGCACCTGTCCAAGCGCTTCCTTGATGTCAGCTCGCTCGAAGCCCTGGGTAAAGATCTGCGTGATGTTCCGGATGAACTGCTGCGGATCTTGCAACGTAAAGACGGCATTGAGACGACCCAGAGACGCCGTCAGTTTCATAATCGACTCTTCGCCAATGGTGCCCAGTGCTCGCATCTGCGCGAAGGCGTCCATTGCAAAGGCGGACGTCAACCCGGGTGTCTGCGCCACGAGCTTGTTCAACTCACCGATTACCCTGTTCGCCTCTTCAGTCGAGCCCATCAGAGCCGCGAGCCGTGCCCGTGTCTTGTCGAGATCCACAGCCGACTGGATCGCAGCGGCCGACAGTCCCGCCAAGGGCAGTGTAACACCCACCGTCAGCACGTTGCCAAGATTCGAGAAAGCCTCTTGAAGGCTGCTTGTCGATTGTCGAGCGCGTTCCAGCGGCTCTCGGAAGCTATCGCCTACTCTCTCGCCCGTGCGTTGTGCTGCCTTGGCAAGCTGATCGAGTGAGCCGTTTATCCGCCCGACTTCCTGACGGATATTGTTGCCCATCGTGATAAAGGCATTCGTGATCCGCTTGATTTCGGTCACAGCGCCGACAGAATCCACGGTAAGAACGAATTGTAGCCCGACTTCATTTCTATTCAGTGCCATATCAATCGTCCTTGATTCCGTGGATCATCTTCAATCGCTCGTCTTCCCACTGCTGCAGTCTCATTGCCGCTGCATTGTCGAGATCGAGCGCCACCACATCATCCAAGATCCCGAGGATCCCGGACGGCCGCCCACCGAACTTATTCGCCGTCAGTGCCAGCGCCAACAGCCCTTCCTGGTTGTTTCTGACGAAAGCGGGCGACACCTTCTTGAGGCACCTCACCATTCTCTGTGGTCACCGGCACATCCGGCGATCCGGACTGTACCCAAGAGGCCAAGAACTGGTAATCAGCCGCGTCCAGCTCGGCCAGGTCGAGCACGTCCTCACTCGCGGGATTTGTGGCCACCCGTGGACTGACACAAGCGAAGCAGACAAGGTCCCGCACGAAGTGGATCCCATCCATCGTCTCTTCAGCCGAGAAGACAACCTGAGCGCCTGGCGTCGCCTGTTGCGTCTCAAGCATTGCTCTCAAAAACGTCTGCGGCATCCGTCCCGAAGCGATCCAGAGATCGAGGGAAGGGCGTCTGAGTGTGAATACAGCACCAGACGGGAGAGTGACATCTGCAGTCACCTCCCGTTGCTGGCGCAGTCTGCGGTAGTCTCTTGCCTTCATCGGTTAGCCTCTTGTTGAACCGTCAAGGATTGCTTGACAGTTGGTAGCCCATAGCAACCCATAGGGTGTGGACCAAAAATGCAGCCTAGGCCACGTGTGGCCCATAGGATCAGGCCGTATTCGCAACGCCCTGATGCCAGAAGTTGCCGATCTGGTCGCCAGCCGCCCGGGAAGTGATCGCCAAGCCCATAAACTCGAACGGTGCCTTGCTCTGGTCACGTCGCGTGACGGTGAAGCTGAAGCCTGCCTTGTTGTAGGTCTTGTACAAGTGGATCACCCAGTACTGATCCGTGCCGCTGATGTCCTTGCCGATCAGCGCGACAGGGAAGGTAGCAATATCGGACAGACCACCGAAGGTCAGCTCCTCGTATGCGCTGTTCGTGTTGTACTTCCCGCCAACCGTCATTTTCTCAAGCAATGCCCAGTTGAACACCTGGAGAAAATTGCCGGTAATGCGTGCGCTCTCTGAGATGAGCCGCGACATATGCGGCGCAGTCAGCTCATCAGACGTGAAATCTTGGACCTCTGGCGTGTACTCGAAGGTGACACCCGCCTCGGTCATCCCGAGGTGGATCACGGCCGTATTCGTGACATCATCCGGTGTTCCGTTCGTTGCCAGCGTGATCCGAGTCGTCGCAGCTGGAAGGGCGGTGTTCACCCAGACATCGCAGGGTCCCAAGATGATTTGATTCGCGTTGTAGTTCTTTGGTGTTGCAGCCACTGGTTACTCCTTTGTAGTCGGCTTAGGCGCACCCTTGCCGATGAACTGGGCGAAAGGCGAAGGATCCAGCGTTGGGCGGTAATCCTTGCGCTCTGCCTTTGGATTGAAATAGCCAAGCTGCGTTGCGAGCTGGCAGTAGAGCTCCTCACCAAGTGCCTCGTATGTCCACGGAAGCGGCGGTAAATTCATCTTGGAAGCCTTCTCTTGATATACCGTCATAATCACCTCTCAAGAAGTTGAACAATCAGCACTATACGTGCATCTAGTCTGTAAATGGTGTCAGCCTGCCTGAGTACGCCGAACTGGTGCGCCGTGACTTCCCATATGGGCTCGGTGACGATCCCGCCCGTGTTCCAGTTGGCGCCAAGCAAATCCGTTGACGTCATCGAACGGATCACCCGGTCGACGGCCAGCAGATACTTGAGCATCGAGCGCTGAAGGGCATAGGTATCCACGCCATCAATCGCCACGTCGATGTACAGCTCAATCTCAGAGATCAAGTGCGAATCATCGTCACTCTGTTCGATTGTCGTATTACTGGACGACACAAAGAGCGCCGGGAAGTTGAGAATGATCGGCGTCGGCGTCCGATAGTCGACGAAGTTAGGCAATGCCGGATCAATCGCAGCCAGAGCCGTGCCTGTCGATGCCTCAAGGTACACTTGCAGATTGTCAAGGATCCGCAGGCCGAACTGTGCGCCGAATTGGCTCGTCGTGTAAGGCATTACAATCCTCTCCCGTACAGCCGACGCCTTGTGACTCGGAAGCCAGCCCTTGTCCCGTACTCAGCGTTTTGATTGACGATCACATCAGTCATCGCTCTCACGTCTCGAGGCCGCAATACGATTGGTGGCCGTGCTGGCATTCGCCGTGTGCCTGTCTGGTGATAGCCCGCGTACCTGATCCGCGTACCGAGTGTCACCGATGCTGGCCGGAACTGCTCGATGGTGTCGCTTGTCTTTCCCACCAATGACGCCTTCATCTTGCCGCTCAGCACAAGGATCGGCTGTCCCGGTGCCACGATGTCTTTCCAGCGCTTGTATGCCGGGCTCAGTGCCACCCATCGACGACCACCCCGAGAGCCCTGACTCTCGAATTGCTCGCTCATCATCTGCCGATACAGCGCAGTGATAGCAGGCCACGCTGGACGATAGTTCTGAATCGATCGAGCCAACCGATTGAACGCCTGCGCTAGCCGAGTCTCACCACGAATTGTCAGACGAAGATTAAGCAAACATCGCCCTCCCGCGTGCATACCCGTCCGCAATCGCCTGCGCCCGTGGCGTCATTGCCGAGTTCACCACGACGTTCCCATCGATCGCCACCGCCCGAGCGAATGCCTGATCCCGCGACCGGAACATCAGCGCCACCATCTCGAGCACAGCCTCTTGCACATCCTGCGGTGTGCTATCCCAGCCCCATTTCGCCGCCACCGTGACAGCGATCCCCGCAGGCCAGCCGATATAGTCGATCTGGTTCGAGAACTCGGCAAAGAAGTAGTCACGCCGCTCCTGCAGCGCACTCACCCGGCTATTCGATTCTCCGTACGTCCGGACAAGAAAGAAATCCTGCCCGGCGTACTGGCGAGCGTTGCGGTAGGGATTTGCGTAGGTATAGGGCAGCACCTGGAAGCCCGTCGGCATCGTGGCGACCGGATCGTTGCTAGATAGATGCGGATCAATCAGAAGGTGATCTGTCCCATCGCCCCAGAACGTCCGCGTGCTTGTTGTTTGATCTGCGTTGCCCTGCGCAAAGAACTCATCCGATACCGAACAAGCAGCGTCGAAGATCCGGCTTGCCCGTACAATCATCTGCGTGAGAATAATGTCATCCGTTGTCTGTGACTGGTATGTATAGGCTCGCACGTCGGCCAGCGTCACATACCCAGGGAACGCAACCCAAGCGCTCAGGTTTGATTGCCCTGCTAGATCTGCTTTGAGATCAACGGCCACTATATCCTCCTAATCCAGTGTGATCGTTAGCTGGTTCTGATTGAGTCTCACATCAGCGCTCGACGTGATTACGCGAGGCGAACTCAGCGCGCCCCAGACAAGCAGATTGCCAGCCGTTGCAGCATCGCATATACCGATATGCGTCACCGTGCCCCAGTTGCCTGACGGAATAGCAAACGTCAGTGTCAGCGCATTCTGGACTGAGCCAGATGTACTCGTCGGGAAGTTCGTGGCATCAGCAGGCACCGCCAATCGAGCGTAGTTATTGCCTGACACCTCGGTTCCGCCACCGGCGTCTGTTGGTGCGGCGGTGAAAAGCCCGATGTAGAGTGTTGACGGAAGAGTCAATGTCGCACCATTGAATATCCGATTGAGCAACGCATTTTCGAGAAAATTACTAAAGCTTGCCATTGGCTCGTCTTCCTCTCTGTGGTGGTGTCACACTCTTGTTCCACGTCTCGGTGGTCGGTGCAGTCTGCCTTGTGCGGTCTTCGACGATTACCGCACGTCCTGCGTTGATCAATTCGATAGCCACTGGTGCGGGCGGATCGATAACGTCGTCAACCTTGGACAATCCCCACGCCTTGATGATTCGGATCTTCATACTTGCCTCTGCTTTCCTCTGGTTTCCCGTTCTGCGTCCACTCGTCCACGTGTCGGTGCAAGATCTGCCAATCCTTCGTGGGCCACGTCGCCATCACCTGTAGATGACCGATGCGGACATCGTTGGCTTGGAAGACGGTGTTGCCAGCAGCCTTCCATTTGCGCCAGAAGTAAATATCAGCATCGATTCGCTCATTGCCCCAGTGCCCATCCTCAGCGGGTTGGGAGTGGAACCAAGGCGGCGTCATTTTCTCAAGCCCCGCGACACGTAGCAGGGTACAACCGAAATGGCCCGTGTCGATGGGCATCAGATCGACGTTCAAATCCTCTTCCGTCCATTCGCGCCGGAACTCGCCTTTGTCTGTTTTGGCGGAAAACATAAAGTTCCCACCTGAGCCACGCTTGACTTGCACCGGCACGATGGCATCCGCTTCCGGATACTCAGCCGCAAGTACCATCAACTCTTTGACGTCTTTGGCGCTGATGAGACTGTCATAGTCGAGCGTCAGCACCCAGCTTGCACCGTGCTTCTGTGCCTCGAACAATGCGCGCTGGATGCACTGATCCCAGAATGCGCCCGAGTATCGGTAGATCGGAATAGCGAACTCTGGTGTGCGCAGCGCGTCAATGATCCCACCCCAAGCATCATTCCAACCAAGGCGAGGAATCGACATCACCGCAACGACTTTGCCTAGATTGACATCAACACGTCGGGCAGGCTGCTCGGCTGTCTTCGTCCCTTGCAGGTTGAGCGACAAGGGAAGAGAAGCGCAGTCTGCTATCTGACTGTCCCATTCCTGTATATCTGCCAGCCCAACGTAGGCCATCACATCAGCCAGCTTGCGCCGCGTCCACACGCTTTTGTGGTAGTCGTCCGCATCAGTCTGCCCGCCCATCAAGTAGGCTTCTGCCTGCGGGTTCTCTTTGTTTTCAATGATCCAGTCAAACGACGGAACGGCGATCTGGATCATCCCGCCCACTTTGAGCTTGGCAACCCAGTGGGCTAGTACCTCGTGCGCCTCTCGATGGGAGAAATGCTCAAGGATATGGGACGCGCGGATCTCGTCTACAGTCCCGTCTTCGTATTCTAGCGGATACACATCAGTCCCGAGCTTCTTGTCGATATTGACATAGCCCGGGATCTTCTGAAGTCCACCGCCTAAGTTGAGCTTCACCATATGCCTCCTTGAAAGCCACAATGGGCGGCGGATGAGAACCGCCCACGTGGGATTGATTACAGCACCTCGCGGAAGACGGTGGCGCCAAGCTCGCTGTTCGCGCTCGGGTCCTCGCCCTGCTGGACGACACGGCCGACGGCGGACGCCAGAATATTGCTGTTCGTCGATCCGGATGGAACCGTGATAGCAAGCCGCAGGTAGCGCTTGCGTCCACCATTGGAACGATTCACAAAGAACTTTACAGACTCGTTGGCACCGACAGCAGCGGCACCAGTCGAGAATGCTGTCGAGATCTCAGAGAAGTTGGAAACGACAGTGTCGTCACTCTCAGAGATCACGATCGAGGAAGGTGCGGTACCAGCACCAGCGAGAGCGCCGAACGACACCATAATCTCCGCCTGGCCTTTGACGTCCAAGAGATCGAAGTTCGCCGTGGTAGTGCTCCCGTGAGTGAGCGTCTGCGGTGCAAGCAGCACCGTTGTCTTAGTGGCCTTAAGTGGCTTCATACTGGATCACCTCCTTTAGCTGGCCGCCGTGATGAGTCCAACGATTGGGCCAGCAATCGTCGTCGATCCCACGTCGTGAACGTTGATGTCGAAGCGATCCGTACCACGAATCGCCAACTGGTCCTCGGCGAACTTGTACTCGGTGCTGAGCGCCAGCGTGAGGGATCGCCGATCACCCATTGCCGTGCCCATTCGATAGTCACCAAGCAGAGCGCAGATCTGACTGTTGGCCTCGGTGCTCGGCATCACCTGCGAGAAGATGACAGGGTAGCCCAAGAACCGCGGCACGCCACCATTGGCGATGTCGGCGATCACGTTCCCACCCGCAGCCGTCTGCAACCGATGCGCGACAGTGTCGAAGAAGGTGGTGCTCATGATCCACGCCGCATTGGCGCGAGCGTAGAGCGGAAGGAGGCCCAGCACGCCGTGGAAGTCGGGCAGCGTGATCTCCGAGTAGGCATTACCGGAAGCCACGCGCAAGCCCTTGATGTTCGCAATCGTGCCGTCGACGTTGCGCAGCTTCGGACGGATGCCGACGATGCCGCCATATGTCGACGTCCCGTCGCCATTGAAGTAGCACTCGTCCTCCTTGAGGCTGAATGCGTAGGCGATTTCACCCGCGAGGTCGTCGCCGATGCTGATGATCGCATCCTCGCTCAACTCGCTGGACCACAGAGTGAGACATGCCAGCTTCTTGGCGACAAGGTTCACCTGATCCCAGGTTTTGTCGCTGGCCGTGATTGCCTGGCCCTCGCCGACGAAGTAGGCAGTGAGCCCACCAGTGCGGCGCGGAATTGTCAGGGTATCGCTGGACATCGGAACGATGCGGGCAACACGACGGGCAACGCCATACTCCTCGCGAAGGTCGATGATGTCGTTTGAGAACTGCGGTGGCACCAAGTACCCACCGAGGAAGTTGTTTCCCTCGCTGAGTGCCTTGCTCTCGATGCCATTCTCACGGCACCACTGCTGGGATTTGACATCGCCAACAATGAAGCCCTTGAACCACTTTCCGAACGCATACGCGCGCCAGTCACTGGACTTGCCATCTACGATGCCCTTGAAGTGCTGGATCTTCCGAACGCGCGTGAACTCGAACGACGGCGCGTGCTTGGTAGCCGTCTCAACGACGGACCCGCCGTGATGCGTCGTCTGCTCGGCCTTCGCGTAGCCCATCGTCGTGCTCTTGATGCCTTCCAGCTCGGTGAGATTGGCCACCTCAACTTCGAGGTTCTTGATGGCATCATTCCGCAGTTTGACATCGGCCAGCACCTCGGTTGGAATGTTGCCCGGATCAGGGTAGGCGTCGAACACGCCCTTCTGCTGCTTCTTCAGCTCGTCGATTGAGGCGAGCTTCTCTTGCAATCGAGTCATAGTTGATTTCCTTTCGCTTACAGGTTGGCTTCCATTCGTAGATATTCCGCGTAGAGCCGCTTGCCTTCAGCACGTCGACGCTCCTCTTCGTCCATCTCTGCGGGAGTCAGTGGCTTGTCGCCGGGCTTCTCTTCCATTGGCGCGGATTCAGGCATATAGCCCATCTCCTCTGCCAGCTTGCGAGTGCGCCCGCACATCTTCTCAAGGTCGCCGGCGATCTCCATCAGGAGATTGCCGTGATCTGGGTTCGGTGCGCGGTCTTGGCTCTTGCGCAGTTCCGTGATATCTGAAATTCGCCGAAACAACCCATCGACAGCGGTCAGCACTGCTTCCGAGTGGGCGGCGAACGTCAAGCCAGTAAGCGACTTGGCGTCAGTGATGATGGCGTTGCTGTTCGCCGGTACTGTGACGGGCGAATACTCGAAGAGCTTCAATTTCTTGAGCAATGCAACTTGGCGTCGTCCGCTGGTGTCATACTCCGACATCAGCGCCGCACGCTTTTCGAGTGGCATTGCGGTCCGCTCAAGGGCAGTCTGCAGCCCGGCGCGGTCCACCATTTCGTAGTCGAGGACCTGATATCCGATGGACAATTTCTTGATTACCCTGTCCCGAATGAGCGTCATCACGTCGACGCCTTTGGACGTCCGGCTGATCTGGCCGCGAGTGTAGAGCCCGTAGCCATCCTCGCGGACTTCCAACGGAACGCCAATCGGTTGCATCCAGTCGTGTTGCCAGCAGATCACGCCTTGTTTGAGAAACCTGTCGAGGTCCTCGGTGAACGCACCGGGCATAATGACATCGCCGGTAGAATCAAGATTCAATATGCCTGCGGCATAGCCCGTGAAGGTGCCCGCGTACTGGCCTTCGTCCATCTGAGCGGCCTTCACCTCGAAGTCCACCTGCTTCTGCTCAATCTGTCCAATTCGGTCCATATACGCTCCTATGCCTCGTCGTCGATATTATCCAACTGGGCCCTCTTTTTTTTGGCCCACGCAAAACCAGCATCGCCACCCCAGAGTGCCCAAGCAATCCGCCCGTTCGATGGGTAGCCCTTCTCACCCGGCCGGAAGCCCTCGGCACGCTTGTCGACTTCGTGGCGGGCAAAGAAACTGAACATCCGGCGGACGGTGCTTGGTGACAACTCTTTGCCGTTGACAATGTCCCGGGCCCGTGCGATTCCTACCGCAGTCCCGCCACGCCCGTACTCTGAGCGCCAGTCTAGGCCGCGTTGAGCCTCGCTCTTCATTCCGTCAGTAGGCTTGAGATTCACGTCTCTGCCTCTGTAGCGCGCTTTTGCTTCCACGTCCTGCCCGTCATACCCAGCTGTGACGTTCGTTGCAGCCACGGGCAAAATAACGCAACGGCAGCGGGTTCCTCCGGCGCAGTTCGGATTGGGAACGGGTGGCAGACTGGCCCGCGGTCCTCGCGTACCATCAGCAGCCCGACAAGGTCCGCACGTTCGCACGTCCAGCACAGCCGAGTAGATATAGAGCCGGATGTCATTGGCGCGCTCGTTCATTTCCGCTTCCCGCCCTTGAGCGAGAACCGTGTTCGTCATTTCCGCCGCAGCGCCTTGGACGTAGGCCGTCGACCCGGCGAGCATCTCGGCTCGCGCATAGTCGGATGGCACCTGCCCAATGATAGCGCCACGG